AAGCGTAGCCCGAATAGGCTCAGCCTTCTGGATGTAACCACCACGCAGCAACAAGCCTTGCAGTAGCCAGTTGTTTCCTCCCTTAGTGGGTACGTATTGAGGGCGCTTGCCCCCGTTGCCTTTGATGTTGCGCCATGCTTTAGCCATTGCTATCCTCCAATGTAGATGAGTAATAAACGCCCCAATAGATACCTGCCCAAAAGTCGTGACCTTCTGGTGTATCGAACCAAACGAAACCGTCCAGTAACATGTAAGACCCGTAACCCTTTGTTGTTTTGAGTAGTTTACGTAGGCTTTGCTTTACCTTTGGCAAGGTGCGGCATTTAATAAGCGTATCAATCAAACAGTACTCGGCAGCACGCTGGGCTACGCGCTTACTCGCATATGGTTGAAGTTCGGTAGCTATCTGCGCTACCAGTTCGGTGTGTGTCTTATTCAGAGTCATTGCCCTTCGCCTTATCTTGTGCCTCGTCGAAAACATGCGCCCAGTAACTTCGACCTTCAGGCGTATTTCCCCAAAGAAAACCAGCATCGATGGCAGATGACGGCTTACATTTAAGAAGCCGACTGATATGCGACTCAACGTGAGAAACAAGACGCCAAGAATCACAATTAAGAAAAGCGTAGACAAGCGCATGCTCGGAAGCACGCTGGGCTGTATCAGCAGGCATAGCCGTGGACAGGTGAGTGGCAAGCTCTGCCACCAGTTTCGTATAGCGTTTCATAAGTTCTCCTAACCTACACAGCGTAGGCTAAAGGGCACGCGGGATTCCTGCCGCATGCCCGATAGTCTAAGCTCTGCTTAGATGTGCTGCCAAGGCCGAAGCCTTATTAGTCGGCAGCTTTGCCGGGCTGTACGATCTGCCCTGCGTAGATGACCACGAACTCTTGCTCGAAGCCTTCGCCAATGGACACCTTGATCTGAGCGGGCGACACCTTGCCACCTTCGAGGTTCTGCTGGGGCTTGACAGCAACCACACGACCGAGGCGTTCAACCGGCTCAGTGGTAGCGGTCTTGCGGCCATGCTTGAACACAACATCAGCACCGACTTCGGGCAGGGCGACGACCTTCTTGGCAGGTGCCACAACGATGTCGTTCTCGCAGTTGTACAAGGCCAGTTCGAGGTCGGCAATGCGCTGCTTGTAGCGTGCAATCTTCTGCTCTTTGGTCAAGGCAGGCTTGGGTGCCACAACGGGAGTCGTAGCTTGTTGGTTCTCTTCGGACATACTTTCTCTTTCTTTCAGGTTAACCCTTACGGGTGGGTTGAGCGGCGCTACACTATGAGATAGCACCGAGTGCAGAATGCACCCAGAAGGGCACTGCTAGCATGCCCAACTGGCTTAACTCTGCATAATCAAGAACGGGTCGTGGTGGTAGTCGCTGAACGTTGGCCTACCTTTAACCCACACGTCAGTTAAACTACTAAAAGGCAGAGCAGCAGCGGATGCAATAACGTCGTAGTCATCAGACTGGTAAGGTACTGGCACACCAGAAACAAATTTACAGCACAGCACGCACCCAGTACCTAGGTGCTCAACTACCCATACCGTAGTGTGCCCATTGGCGTAACCAACAACTGCCAGCGGATAGATACCGCCGACACTATGCTTTTGCAAGCCGCTATGCTCTGCATGGTGCCCAGTCATTGCGTTGTTGTCGCTCATAGCAACCTCCCAAATACTACTGAGAGTGACATGTACAACGAAACACTGAACAACGTAGTCAAGGCCCAGATAAGAACAGCCATAACCAACACTAAAACAGGCCGAAACATACCGGCCTGTTTGTATTCGTAGCTCCGCCTAGCAGCTAGGTACCCAAGCACCAAGCAAACCCACCACCACACAGCAAGCACTTGGTCAATGTAGTTTGACATTGAAAGACTCCTTTACACTAGGGAACTCGATGAACTTCGAAGGGTCGAACGGACGCCACTTGTCCGCACGCGGGCCATAGAGGAGTTGCAACCCTTTGGGTCCGTAATGCGACGGTGCAACAGTAAGCGCCATGCAGTCCTGACCCGTGACATCCAGCATGGTATCAAGCCACTGCAAGCACGCCTTAACACCACCAACCGTATTGGTGGCAAACCTACCACTAACCACCAGAGTTTGTTCCTCTGCGTCTGTGTGTACAAAGCCCGCGGCACCACTCATACACGTAGCCAAGAAGGCGCGGTAAAGCATGAGTCGCTGCATAGGTAGCAAGTGGTTACTACCATTAAGCCCAAGATTGAGCGTAACGGGTAGGCCATGCACCACCACAACCTTCATACCAGTGTGGGCATGTTGTGTGGCTAAGTCTTTGTAGTCATAGTCACTTTCCATAACGATTGTTTCTCCATTGTTTAGAAACCCAGTCCCGTACATAGGACGCAAGCTCCTGTGACTCAACGCCTGAGTCTAGCTCTATCGCAGCATCGAGCACGTTCTGAGGCGCACACATAGCCCGCAAATAAGTCTCTAGTTTGCCCATTGCATTTCCAGTTCAAAATCGGGGCATTGTGTAGCCGGTCCGCGGTAAGCGCTATGGTGAACACCTCCCGGCTCATGAGTAGGGTCAGTTAAGATCAACTCACCGTGATAGTCTTGCATGACGTTAAACCCATGCATATCGTCGAACAAAGGCCAACGTTCATAATGCCCCCAACCGGCAGCGTGCATCAGTACAGCGGCCATGAACTCATCGCCAAAAGAAAGACCACGTATGTATTTCTCATACTCTTTGTGCAGCTTGTCTATTGAATCAGCATCCACAGACCTTTCTAGTGTAGGGACTACGGACATCGCTCCACAACCAACGAATTCTTGGTGCTTGTAGTAGCGATCAACTACTGCAACATAACTTACATCGTTAAGCGGCACTAACAGATGCACGTTAGGCATATGCTGCATGCGCCTACCAGTGGAGCAGTAAAGGTAGCAAAACTCCAACCAGTTGCGGGAGGCGTCGGGCTGTGGTTGGCGGTCAGATATACGCAAAACCTTGCCATCATCTAACTCAAACACCCGAGAGCTTATACCATCACCGATAAAATCACCTGCACAGAAGGCACGCTCTATCTCTGCAATCTCGATGTTCATAGATACCCCACAATTAGAACACACACCAAAGGCCACGTTCACATTTAGCACTACTTGTGGCCGATGGTCTAGATTCTAAGCACTAGCAGCTTGGCACAGTTAAATGAGCGCTGGCTCACCCTTCTGTACGGTTTCGGTAGCAGGCACCAAGCCTTCGGCAATGTCCACAACCTTGGCGATGTTCACCAGTTTGTCGTGGTCCACCCCCTGCTTTGCCGCACGCTTCAAAAGAGCCATCACAGCCGCTTGCAAATCAAAAGCCTTAGCCACAGCATCAGCCTTGGATTCTGCAAACTCGGTCCATGGAGTAGCGGTAGCGGCTTCGATATCCGTCTTGCGTGCTTTGTCGTACACCAAGGGCAATTTGTCCAACGTGGTTTTGTCCTTGTTCTTGGACAGCGCACCATAGGCCAGCGCCCACTCGGTAAATGCCTTGTGTTGCCCACGGCGCAGCACGCCCAAAAGCCGATTGATAGGCATGACATCGCCATGCTCCGCAATCTTGCCCAGACACGCCAAGCCTAGGGCTTGAATATCCGCTTCGATCTTTGCGTTACGCTTGCCAAGCGCATCAATGGCCGCATTCAATTTTTTGGTTTCCATAGATATATACTCCGTTAAGATAGGAATAGCCCTATCATCAAGCATACTAATCGCTAACGACCCGCCATCATAAGTGGGCACGATTTTCCGGACTAGCATCAGTATGCTTGATGATAGGCACTACCTAGGCACTCACGCATTGGTTAGCGTGTTGCTTATAGGCAGTTAACCTAGTACGACCCCAAAAGAGCTTGGGACGGGATTCACCGTTCGGCTACCTTACGGCGTGGCGTAGCCTTTGCACCTTTGCGTATTTAACGTGTCGCAACACCTTAGCGTTTAGGCGCACCATAGACCAGTTAAGGCATATGGACACACCCTAGGTAGCCGTTACCTAGTATAGTAAAAACGCTTAACTGATGCGTTCAAGGGTTAGCGACTCCCTTTGCTGTGTGTAACTCCTTGTTACACTTAGCCGCCTAGCGTTCAGCATGTTACCACACTTTACGAATAATTGGAATACCCGTTGCTACATCGGATTTATCGCACCGAATTCTCTGCGCATTGATAATCCTTGGCCCAAGGCCATCGGCAAGCCTTCGCTTAGCCCAAGCCCTTACGCCTGCGTTATCGCTGTCAACCTTCATGGCTGATAGTTGCTGAATCCTAGATTCTAGCTTAATAGCATTCCTCTTAGCTTTACGCATACTGCCCTCCATGTTTCGGTTAATCGCATTCTAACACACTTCAGCTTATCCGTGTTAATTATTTAGGTAAGTTGTAGCCCTACTTCTTTAAGCCTTCGGGTGCAAAGTATCGTTGTGCACTCACTCTACCTATTAACACTTATTCGCTGTATCGCATTATAGCACAGTTTACTTATGCTTGCAATCGTAGATTGTAGCCTTCTTTATCCTGTTCTATCTTGCTAGTCTTTAGCTCTTAGCTATTGACTTGCCGCCATTATTACATAGCTCTAATAACCTTGTCAACTGTAGGGCTATTAGCTCCGTAGCCCTTGGTCTATCTGCGCTGTCTATCGCTCTAGTCTATCGGCTATGTCTAAGCTCTAGTCCTAAGCTCTAGTCCTAGGCTCTAGTTCTAGGCTGTCTACGGTCTTACCTGCGCTCTGAGTCTGCGACTCTATTTATAGATACAACCTAGCTTACAGCGCGGTCCGTGTCCGTATTATAGGTACTGAATACAGCCTATGCAGCAAGCCCAGAAGACTAGCACTATGCGCCATTATAGCACAGTGCAAATGCTAAGCCCGTAGCACCGATAAGCATAGGTTAGGCTAAGCCCGTAGCCCAAGGCAAAGCAGGCAATAAATTCGGGCAAATTGAGTAGATAGATAGCCCCCACCCGCGCCCACAATAGCAAAGGCCCAGCACGGCCATTTACAGCCCCGTGAAGGCCCATAAAACGCGCTGCCCTGCCTACCCTACCTGCACCGACATTCAGCCCGTTCTAGGCCCTGTAATCAGCCAGCACCCGGCCCCAGCACCGCGCCAATAGTGGGCTACGTAGCGCCCGCCTGCGCGATACCGCCCGCGTCAACAGGCGCGGTACGTGCGTGAGCGTGCGAGGCAGAGGCCCATGGGGGGAAACTGGGTGTGCTAAATTGGGAGGTGCCCCCTCGCTAATGCGTAACATATTTGAAAACCTATAGGTCTCCGACCATGCTACACACTAGCTTAGGGTTAACCTAGTTCTACGCCTTACGGAGTAGCTTGTCCAACTCTTCTTTGCTTAGCACGGTGTTAAGCTGACCTTCTGCTGCATACCGCATAGCGATAGCCTCCATCAAGTCCTCATCACTAGCCTGCTCACTGAGTTGTACGTACTCTACGCCAATGCGCGTACCCGAGTCTGATGCAACTGAGCAGCCTACGTGCCATGCTCCGTCTACGAACGCTTTGTCCGCGATAACCACAACGCTTTGAATAGTCATAGTAGCCCTTACGGTGCGCTGTAGCCTTGCAAGTTGGCATAAACCTGTGCGCCAGTAGTGACACACTGTACGTTCATCTGCGTATAACCCGCCGCTGCTGTAGTGCGGAGAGGGGTAGGGAACGTTACCTCGAACTCGCCTGTCATGTTGGCAGGAAGCTGGGTGCGCCACAGCACGACAGATGCACCATCCTTGATTACGAACTCCGTAGCCACAGCGTTAGCGTTGCGAAGCTGGATAGCCGTGCAATAGTTGCGGATACCCGCAGCTTGAGCAGCACGCACAGGTACATCAGTTGCTACGGTGATGCCACCAGCAGCGGCAGAGTAGGTCCAATCAGCCTCAGGGATGCTGTACGGCTTCTCGATTAAGACGCCTACGACTGTAGTCACAAGGTCCGCAGTATCGTTAGTAGCCACGCCGGTGTAGTTGGCCGTAACAGCACGACCACCCGCACGTAGTGGGTTGCCTGCAACCGCTGCGTCATGAGCAGCCTGTCCGCTTGTCAGTGTAGCGTTGTGGTTCTGAGTACCGACAACTGGTGTAACAGCGCGGAAACCAGCATAGCCCTTGGTAAGGCTCAGCGTAGTAGTGAGAGCAGTCTGGTTAGTAGACACACGCAGGCGGATAAACCGCGTCAGCTTGGGGATGTTGTAGATTCCCACAGCGTTGATGCTGGCAAGAGTCTCAGAGTTCTGCGTAATAGGCTCAACCCAACCAGCAACCCATGTAGTCTCGTTGGAGCTGAACTCTGGGGTAAGCACCATACCAGTACCGATGGCACTGATCTGCAAAGCCAGCCCCGGAGACTCAATCTCCTGCATATCGAAGTCAAAGACGATGGTGTTGACCTCCACCGCATTTGCCTGCGTCCACTTAAAGGGGAGCATAGTGTCCCGCAAGTAGTTACTCATTCTCTTTAGCCCACTCTCGCAGGCTCTCCTTGTCAATGTTGCAATCCCCAAGAGCCTTACGATAGGCTAGCAGGGTCTTGACTAACTCGCCGTTAGTCTTAAACTGTTCTGTCGGGGCCGGGCAGGGCCGCAGCAGGTCTACGGGCGGGAGTTCCCGCACATATTTGACCGAGCTACAGCCCGTCGCCAAGGCCGCTAGAAGGCCCACCAAGAGCCTTTTGCACGTCATCTGGCACATCGGTATCACTCCACGGTTTATTGCGCTGTAGGGCCTCTGAGAGGGCTTCCTGAGCCTGCTCGGATTTTCGCGTCTCTGAGGCGATTTTGGCCTGCCTAGCTACCAGCACCTTCCGGTCCCGTTTTTCGCGCTCTACGGCCCGTTTTACGGCCTCTGTGAGCGCCTCTGCGCGGGCAGTTTCCACGGCAAGTGCGGCTCGGGTACGGTCCCACTGGTAGGCTAGGCCAACGGCGATAGCTACAACCACTGCCAAAGCAGCAGCGAGGAACTTAATCATATGTCGATTCCGTATTTGGCAAACTTAGCAACATACTTGTTGAAGAACTTGCCGTGGGTTAGGACTTTGAAGCCCAACACTTCTTGGTACTGATGTACCATTTCGTGAGCTAGGGTTCGGATAAGCATACCGCGAGTAGTGATACGGTTGTCTAGCATGATAACGCTAGGCTCACCGGGCACATAAGCACCGTAAACAGGGCCATCAAAGATTGTGATGTCTGTTACGGTAATGTTTATACGCGGTAGCTTGCCACCGAACATGTCAGTGTTTAGCCGGGAGTGCCAGTAACGAAGTAGCTGCGTACTCGGGGCGGCGGGCTTGTTTCCAAACCGCAGCATATAGCGGCGCAGGGCTAGCCTGCGTTGCTTTAACCTTGTAGTTGCCTGTGGCACAGCCCGACTCCCATGCTTTACGTTCATCTGCCCTACGCTTAACCAGCCCCGGCAGTACCTTGTCGCCACCATAAACCCAGCGCGAGAACTCAGCACCGGCACCCCAGCAGTCATAGCGGTTAATCTTCTTTAGCAAAGTGCTAGAGGCAAATCGACCTTCTCCGACATTGAACACAAAACTAACCACAGCGTCAAACTGGTTTTGTGTAAGTGGTACTTTAACAAGGCGCTTTACAGCTTTCTCTGCGTGCTTAACGTCTTCTTTTAGCAAAGCCTCGCACTCAGCCTCGGTCAATTTTTGGCCTAGCTTTGCAGTACGGGTATGCCCAGCGCATACGGTCACGATACCCACAGGGTCTACGTAGGCTACGCGCCGCATACCCTCATGGGCCACGATGCCGACTGCCCCAGCAGAGCTAAGGACAAGTACGGCAGCGGCTACTCGTTGTTTAACGGTAGACAGAATCATGATTACAGACCGTTGGTGACAGCGGTTGCAGTGAAGGATGCAGCCAAGTTACCGGACAGGTCTTGCAAACGCAAGTCTGCATTGCCGGGTTGGGTGTAAGCTACGCTCACAGCACCGGCAACAAACGGAGATTGCACATCAAGATGTACAAACGGACCATCTACAGTAACCTTGTGTACAGGACGGACCTGCCCAGTGATGTCAAACGCAGAAGGAGGCGGCTCATGCGCCTTGTCCAAACCTTCGCTGTAGACCAGCGTAATGCGGCGTGGTGCGCTGGGTGCAATGCTGCGAGACACAACAGTGGGCACAACAGCATCCACAAAGCTGGTCAAGGCGGCAGAGCAAGCGTCAAAGAACGCCTTGAGCGGCTGTGCAGAACTGGACTTGCCAGCGTTAGCAGGAATACCTGCGTTGATTTCAACAGCACTGATGGCCTTCGATGCTTCGATGCGGATTCGGATACCGTTCGAGAGCAGGCCGGGAGAGGGGAGAGTTTCTACACGCATGTGTATTCCTTATGAGGCGATCTTGGTAGATAGCAACGGTTGATAAAGAGGCTAACGCCTCCGCTTTAGCATAGACGGACGTTTGGGTTCTGTCTGTCCATACCGATTATAACCCAAAGGGTCGGCGATTGCTTCTGCGTGGGCCTTAGCCTGTAGCGCAGCAACCTGTTTCTTTTGATCTAGCGCCAATGCTTCGTTGAAGTGGCGGACTGCACCCTCTACCGCATCCACTCGGTCATCGTGGACCAAAGCGTTACGGTTGAGGCTGATCTTGCAGAACTGGTAAAAGAAGCTGTAGACCTGACGTAGAGCAGGAGCATACCTCATGCTTGTTTCTGTGTCATGGGCAATTGCCTCTTCGGTAACGATCAAGCTACCTCGGCCAACAACAGGTTCCAGCGTATTGATGATACGCGCTTCCTTGTTACCAGTAACCATGTCGTCATCGACACCTGCTGTGGGTAGGTGGCGCTTCAAGATAGGTGCGAACACTGCACGGAATGCCCCGTATCCCATGTTCTTTTCGATCTTGACTACCAACGGGCCTTGGGCAACACCTTCGAAGGGCTTGAGCCGTAGAGCCAGAGTCTCCAACATGGACTCGTTGTAGCCGCCCGGAATCCCACCAACGCGGAGTAGGTAGACGTTCCCGTTAAGGAAGCCTGCTACCGCATAGGCAGTCTCGTCGGCGTTAGCGCCACCACCAGCAGGGTCGATATATGCTACAATCGCTTGTAGCTTTGACGTATCTTGGCTGATGTCGTGAGGCAGGGACAACTTAAACGCATGGTCGTGGACAGAGTAGTCCTTCATCGCGGTATGCGTCATACCTCGGACAATAGCCAGAGGGAATCGCTCACCGCCCTTGATAACAACCAGCTTCTCTGCTTTGAGTGGGTGCCGCATAGCATCCATCATCGCAGTGTTCAGCATGTGCTGTAGCTGGAAGTAAGCCTCGCCTTGATCGCGCTCCTTCTTCTGTAGGGTTTCCTCGTCTAGAAGCTGGGGGTCGATTGGCTTGCCTTGGTCGCCTAGCATTCCACCACCTGTAGCCAAGCTGGGGTCGCGCTGTAGCCTGGAGGCTATCAGAGGGGCCAGAGCGGCCCCGTAGTGCGCCATTTGCTTGGGCGTGGGGTACCTACCGGGCCAGATGCGCGTGACCACGCCTCGGCTCGGCAAGCTGTTGTAGATGGACTCCATCGTTTGCGGCGTACCAAGCCAGATAATCCGACCAGTGCTGTTGATCGACGTAAAGTCCTTGGTCAAGTGCAGCAGCTTGGCCCGCTGTGTGGGCGTAGCCGAGTTCTTGCTGGACTCGATGTCATCAGGGACCAAGAGGTCAGCGCGACGGCCCTGCAAATTGGCATCAATACCAATACAGTCAACCGACGCGGACTTGTCAATACCCTTCAAGCTGTGGTGGATGTCGAATCCCTCAACCGAGGTACGATCACCGGCAGCTTTGTCAGGTCGCATGCACTCAAGCACGTCCATGTTCATGATGACACGAACAATCAACGTGGCAATGTCGGTAGCCTGATCGCCACCAGCCGACACGATCAACGTGCGGCCAGCAGGGTTGTGCATCAGGAACCAGACTACGTAAGCCGCAGCAATAGTAGTCTTGGCTTGAGAACGCTGAGCCTGCACCATCAGGTACTGGGGACCGTAGGCTATGTAACCACCAATATCGCGCTGTATCTCAGTGGTGCTAAAGCCTAGCTCTTCCATCACATCCTCTAGGAAGGGTATGAAAGAGTTATAATGTTGCTGCAAGCGGATAAGGCGTTCCCACCTAGCCGCTGCTAGCTCTGCGCTTTCTCTTGCTTTCATTGGAGCATCCCACCCATAGACTGTGCATATTGCTCAGCCGCATCATCAAGCACAGCCTGAGGCGTCTTGCGTTTGCGTCGAGCAGCGAGTGCCTCGTTAAGCTCCTTGAGGGCAGCGTTATCGGAGGGGTCAGCCGTGACGTTGTTGTTCTTGAGGAAGGCGATAGCCGCCCCGAGCACAGCCGGGGATGGGCGGACCTTAACGGTACCCTTTTCGGTAGTCTCTTCGTAACCCTCGACTTGCTCGATCAGGGCCCCTGCTACCTTGCGGTGAAGCTCGCCAAGTACCTTATCGCTTGCTGCCATTTCGTTCCTTTCGCGGACGGTACCACTTGTCACGCAGCAAGAAGTAAAGCTGCAAGACAGTGTACACAAGGGTGGCAATAAGCACCCAATCAGACAGACCGACACCGAAGACGGTAAGACCACCAACGGTAACGGGAGGACCGGCCTTTACGGCCTCAGCGTAGTAGCTGCTATTATGTTGTTCCATTTCGAGCTTTCAGTAAAGCAATCTCTACGGCTTGAGCCGAGACTTGTTGTGATAGTTCTTGCACAGCCTTGATAAGCGGGGCAATCAGTTCGTCGTATCCTACGCTAAGCACGTCTTCGCCACCGGACAGGGCGTGGTTCTGCAACCCACCAAAGTCAACGCCCGTTTGTGCAATTACGGATGCAACATCTTGAGCAATCAGGCCGTGATGGTAACGGTTACGTTTCTTGCTACCGTCCCGTACTAGGTTAGCGTGCTTGCAAGCTAACGTCCACGCAGTCATGTCGCGCTTATGTTTCTCCAACGCGGCAGCATACACAGCTTTTGCCGTAGGGGTGGCGTCCTCGTCAGGCTCCGGTTCGGAAAACGAGGCAGGCATAGGCGGTCGGTAGTCCTCACGCATATCCCACTTGTAGTCAACGGGTCGCAGCCTATTGATAAAGTTAAGACCTAACACAGTAGGTCGCACATCGGCCTTATCTCGCAAGTCAGACCTGTTTTGTACTGTTCCGAATACAAAAGTGGTAGTACCGCTTGCTCCTAACTGTATCTGATTGCTTGCTGTTACTTGGGAATTATGACCTAGGCCAGCGCATCCATTAAACGTGGTTAGGTTAAGCAGCGCGTCTTTGCCTACAGCCGTGTTATTTAACCCAGTACATTGCAGCAGCGCACTATCCCCGAACGCGCTATTGAAGTAGCCACTTGTCAGAGAGCCTAGTGCATTATTACCAAAAGCACAGTTATTATAACCACTAGATATTACGCGAAGAGAACAATACCCGAAGGCGTTGTTGTCAGAATGCGTACTACTAGACTCACCCCTCGCTGCCTCAAAACCAAAGGCACTATTTTTTGTACCTGTAGTTGCACGCTCGATAGCCGAAGCTCCAAAAGCTGTGTTATGCGAGGCAGAGTTATAGTCCAACGCCCCCACACCGAAAGAAGTTACACCTGCCCCGTTGTAGGAAGAACCTATATTAAAGTTTGTTAAGGTCCTATCACCAAACAGCCCTAAAAAATCTTCCTGTTGTAGAACGACAGCACCAGTACGTGAAGGGTACAACGGGCCGCGAAAGCTAGTAACACCGCTACCGCCGGACGCATCAGCCCAAGCAACATTGCCGTCAGGTTGTCGGGTGACAACTTGACCAGCAACCCCCGTACTGCCTTGTAGCGACATACTACCAGTAAAGGTAGGGTTAGCCTTATCAGCTTTGAGGTCTAGTGCAGCTTGTACGTTCGAGTTGACGCCGTTGCCAGCGCCTGGATTGGCCCAAGCGGCAGGCAGCCCAGCACCAGCAGATACTAAGACTTGGCCCGCTGCACCAACAGACCCGTTGAAGCTAGCGGGACCAGTAAGCACCGGGTTAGCAGCGTTAGCTTTTAGGTTGAGGGAATTCTGGGTTGCTGTAGATACCGGCTTGTTGACGTCGGATGTATTGTCAGCATTACCTAGACCAACCATTCCCTTAGATACACCACTCACCGTACCAGTGAAGGCAGGGTTGTTGATCGGGGCTTTAGTATCTAGCGCTGCCTGAGTAGCCGTAGAAATTGGCTTAGCCGAGTCGCTAGTATTGTCTACGCTCCCGAGCCCAACGTCCGCCTTATTCAGAACAACAACGCCAGTCCTACCCGCTACCGATGTAACGGGCGCTGATGGTGGCGCTTGCCAGATAGCAGTACCGTTTGCCTGTCTAGTAACTACCTGTCCGGTAGTACCAGTAGACCCCTCAAGGGACATACTACCAGTAAACGCTGGATTAGCTTTGTCAGCTTTCGATGCCAAGATAGCAGCAGCTTGGGCCGCAGATGCAGCAGCCTCAGAGGCTTTGGTCGTGGCTGTGCTAGCACTGGTACTGGCCGAGGTTGCGCTATTGGACGCAGCTAGAGCCGATACGCCTGCGTTATTAGCAGAGCTAGAGGCAGCTTGAGACGCAGCAACCGCAGCATTGCGCTGAACCAGTGCGTCGGCAGCAGCAGCTTCGGCCTCGTCGGCAGCAGCTTGTGCCATAGCCACGCTAGACGCAACCGCAGCAGCGTAGTCAGCAGCAGTGACAGCATCAGCTACCTCGGCAGCAATGAACACAGCCTGCTTGGCGTTAGTGTCTAGCGATAACTCGCTAAAGCCGGACTCGTCTGTGAAGTCTACCAGCGGTAAGTCTTTAGGTGTA